TTTAATAGGTTTAACTAGAGGAACAAATGGAACTACAGTTCAATCTGCAAACTCAGGTGCGACTGTTGAATCTTTTAGTACTGTGGGATTTAATGATAGCGATTTTGAAGATAAATTATATGAAGTTAAATCAATAGCATCTGATACTGAATTTAACGTAGAACAAACTACAAATGCATCTCAAACTTTATCTGGAGGCTCTGCAACTGTCACTCCTTTAGAAACAGTTGGAAATCAAATACAACAATTATCTTTTGGTTGGAGTACTGGTGTATGGGGAGGATCAAATAATTGGGGACAAGCAGCTAGTACAAATGGTGTAAACACACCTCCTGCAATTTGGTCATTATCAAGTTATGGTCAAGTTTTAGTTGCAACAATTTTAAATGGTAAAACGTTTACCTGGAACCCCGCTGCTGGTAACCCATTGGGGACACGAGCGTCTATTGACACTACAGGTTTTGAAACAACTTCTAATCCTACGCAATCAAGATTAACTTTAGTATCACCTACTACACGTCATTTAATTCACTTAGGAACTGAAACAACTGTTGGAACACCGTCTACACAAGATAATATGTTTGTAAGATTTTCTTCTCAAGAAGAAATAAATAATTATTTAATCACTGCAAGTAACTCAGCAGGTTCGCAAAGAATTCAAGATGGTACTAAAATTATGGGAGCTATAAAATCTAAAGAAGCTATATTAATTTGGACCGATAATGCATTATATATCATGAGACATATAGGTGCTCCATTTGTTTTTGGTTTTGAACAAGTAGGAACTAATTGCGGATTGATAGGACAAAACGCTGTTGTAGAAGTTGATGGTGTTGCATATTGGATGAGTGATAAAGGTTTCTTTGCTTATGATGGCTCAATTAAAACGTTAGATTGTATGGTTGAAGACTATGTTTACGACGATATAGATTTAACACAAGGACAACAAATATATGCAGGTGTTAATAATTTATACACAGAAGTTAGATGGGATTACCCAGCTTCTGCTTCAAACTATAACAATAGATATGTAGTATTTAATTTTGCTGAATCAAAATCTGTTCCTGGTGGAGTTTGGTATACAGGAAATACTTCTAGAACTTCTTGGAGTGATGCAAATGTATTTAATAAACCTTTTGGAACTTCTTTTACTCCTACGACTAATGGAGCTTTTCCAATAGTAATAGGGGAAGCAGCTGCACCAAATGGTTATGGAAACTCTACTTTATTTCAACATGAAGTAGGAACTGATCAAGTTAATGCAGACGCTTCTGTTACAACTATTACATCTAATATAGAATCTTTTGATTTTGATATAACAAGTCCAGAACTAGGTAATGGAGAGTTCTTTTTAGCAATGAGAAGATTCATACCTGATTTTAAAAACTTAACTGGTAATGCAAAAGTAACATTAAATTTAAAAGATTATCCAGCCGATTCAGCTTCAGCTTCAACATATAGTCCATTTACAATTAGTTCAAGTACTACGAAAGTAGATACAAGAGCACGTGGTAGATTTTTAAGTATTAAAATTCAAAACGATGCTGCAGGTCAAACGTGGAGATATGGAACTTTACGTATTGATGTTCAACCGGATGGAAGAAGATAATGGCTATAACAGTTAGAGTACCAGATCCAAATGAACAATATAATGTTGGAAATCAAAGACAAATCGTAAGAGCTGTTAATGATTTAATTAATCAAATTAATGCTCAATATAAACCTGAAGGTGATACGTTTTCTGAAATTGAACAGTTATCTTATTTTTTAGGGTATGCTCCATCTACATCTAGTGGACCAGAAATTAGAGCAGGCGGTATAATTTATGAAAACATATCTCTTGTTTCTGGACAAGTAGTAGAAGTTACTAGAGATAATCAAGGGTATATTTTACCAGATATGAGTACTTTTGCTGACCCTGTTGTATTTAATTTACCTACACCTAGTAAAAGTGGTTTTAAGGTTGCTTTTGTAGGGACAATAGGAGCTAATCCTGCTAGTGTAAGTCCTGGTGTAAATAAAATAAATAATGTTGCAGCGCCTATTGATATATTTCCAATGGCAGCTGAAACCCTAGTTTGGGACACTGTAACGTCAAGCTGGTGGACAATAGCAAGAGTATAAATTATGGCTACAAGTTTTAAAAATATGCCCTACGATATCGACACTTTTGAGAAAAGTGTTTATGGGGTTCCAACAGATTCTCACTCTATTGTAAATGCTTTTTACGTAGGTAACTTTAATAATGGCGGTCTTACTATTACAGTTGAAGTTAAAGTTACAACTGACGGAACAAGACCTTATGTATCAAATAGTACTAATGTTTTTAGTACAACTTTAGATGGGGGTCAGTATTTAAATTTATTAACTGGACCTTTAGTGTTAGAGGGTGGAGATACTTTAGTTTTTACCACTAATACAACAGGGAGAGTAGAAGGAACTATAGCTGCAATGCAGGTAAATAGAGAAGATCAAGAAACAACACCGACCGGTTCGGTGTAAATTTACACTTGATATTTGTGTTATTTTTGAGATAATACACTTATCAAAATTTCAGGATTAAATGCCTGCTTAAAATCAATATTATTAGGAAAAATTATGAGTGATTATCACGTACTAAAAAACGCTTCTTTGACTGCTTTAAATGCAAATGAAAACGTTGTTGTAATAGGTTCAGGAGCAGGTGGAGTAATAGGAGAAAATAATTTCTCTATAGGAAAAAATTCATTAACAGCAGCTAATGGTGCTGTTAGAAATATAGCAATTGGAAACAATTCTTTATATTCAAACGTAACTACAAATAACTTAACAGCTATTGGATACCAAGCGATGTATAGTAATACATCTGGAACAGGTAATATTGCTGTTGGTTATGAAGCAATGTATTCAAATGTATCAGGTAATTTTAACACAGCAATGGGTTATCAAGCTGGTTATAGTCTTACAAGTGATGCAGCATCTTATAACACAGCTCATGGTTACCAAGCTCTTTATAACACTACTACAGGTGAAAAAAATACAGCGATTGGTTATCATTCAATGTATTCAAACACAACCGGTGAATATAATGCAGCAATTGGTACAGATAGTTTAAGAGCAAACACAACTGGAGAACAAAACGTAGCTTTAGGACACAACTCACTTTATAGTAATACAAGTGGTTTTGGTCAGGTAGCTGGTGGATTTAGATCTTTATTTGAAAACACAACAGGTAACTATAATACAGGGATGGGTGCTTATTGTTTAGAAAATAATATTTCAGGGTCTTTTAACGTAGCTATGGGTTTTGAAGCTCTTCAAGATAATACTACTAGTTTTAACGTAGCTATGGGTTATCAATCCGGTAAAAAAATTACTACTGGTGCTCAAAACGTAGCTGTTGGTTATCAATCTTTATACACTAATACTACTGGAGCTAATAATGTTGCTGTTGGAACAAAAGCTTTATTTGCAAATACAACAGGACAAAGAAACGTAGCTGTAGGTTTAACTGCTTTACAGGCTAATACTTCAGGTGAAAAAAATGTAGCAGTAGGTATGGAAACATTAAACTCAAACACTACTGGTGTAAGAAACGTTTCTGTAGGTTATCAAACATTAAGAGGAAATGTATCTGGTAAAGATAACGTTGCTATTGGTAATGCTGCTATGTATACCAACACTAGTGGTATTAATAACATCGCTATGGGTAGTTCTGCATTATACTCAAATACTAATGCAAGTTATAACATTGCTTTAGGAAATTCTTCTCTTCAAAATAATACTACAGGGCAATACAATGTTTCTATTGGTTATCAATCATTATTGGCTAATACCACTGGAAACTTTAACATAGCTTTAGGTTATCATGCTTTATATTCAGGTGTTACTACTCAATACAACATAGCAATGGGATATGAAGCAGCTAAAGGAATTCTTTCAGGTGGAAACGTAGTCATTGGATACAAAGCTGCTGTTAATGCTATGGGTGACGTTAATAAAGATAAAAACGTTGTTATTGGTTATGAAGCTAATACAAATGGAAGTAACACAGATTCAGCAGTAATTATTGGATATCAAGCAGGACAATATTCTAGCGCTGCTAAAAACGTTCTTATAGGAGATAGAACAGGTTTTTATGTACAAGGAGACAGTAACGTTGCAATAGGTGCACAAGCTATGC